TATACATTATGCGAAATACGCACTACGGGCAGCACGAGTGCGAGCGCGCTGGATTTGGATGTGGATCAAGTCTTGCTTGCCCAGGCGTTCCCCTAGCGAAACGGAACTCGCAGCATGAGCGACAGCTACAACATCGACCGGCGGCCACCATGTTGGACTGCCGGCGAACCCTGCCCGAACCAGTGCGCGCAGGCGCACGCGAGGCACATCATCGACAACCACGTGGAACTGCATGGCCCGTGGGCTGGCTGGCGACTGGCCGGCCGGGATCTGGTAGCACCGTCAGGCGAACGGATCGCCGAACGCCGACTGCGCGGCCTACTATGGCGCGCGGATGCTACGGACTTACGTGACGCAGCACGAAATCGGAACCATGCCAGGAAAGCGCGCCAGCAGTCGATGGTGAAAGTCGTTGTCGTGGATCTAGCCAGCTGGCGGGAACGTCACTTCGGATCGATAGCAGGATAAAGCGTCTACGCAGGGGCATGCCCCTGCACCCCTACAATGGGCGGAATCGTAACCAGGGGGCCATATGGAGAGGCAACGACCAGAGTACCTACCGGCACAGCGCAGCGAGCGCGTAGGCATCGTGTGGACGGTGCTGATAGGCGCCGCACTAGCTGCGGCAATGGCTGGCGGCGCGATGATCTACATCGAGACGGCCGCCGCATGGCACCGGAACCAAACTGAGCGAACGGAAGCAGCGGAGGCTCAACGAGCGGCCGGAAATGCAGCGCTGGCCGTGCGACAAGAACAAAGCAGGCAAGAACGCATCGCAGAAATACGCTGGCGGCGTGAGGTGGTGGACCGAATGGAGAAAAAACGCCAGGCGGAAAAAGTAGCCAGGGCGCGCGGCGAGCTTAGGTGCATAAACGGCACACTGTTTAGGCGCATCCCGAACGGGTGGGAAAACATACCGGGAAGCTCTTGCAACTGATGCCCTGCCCTCGACTCCGCAGGGGCGCTGCCACTACCCCCTGCGACGGGAGAGAGAGTCGGCGAAGCCGGACCAGGTGGCTGGCCATCGATCTGCGAGGAAAAGAACGAACGTGTGCGCCATGGCAGCGAGAACCAGGTTAGCTAAGCGATAGGCAAGCATGCCCAAGAAAACGCCAATCGCGATGGACTCGATGGTCATAGCGGAATCATTTTAGTGACGCATCACTTAAACGCATATGCGCCCTTGGAATGGTGGCGGCGAACAAGCTCCTCAACGTACATGTCAAGGACGCCCTTCATGTCGGCGTCCTCAGCAGCCCATTGAATCGCTTTCTTCAGTCCATCAATAAGTGATGCGTCACTTTTTTCATAGACGGGAGAGAGATCCCGGCGGCGACGCTGGCGGTAATGAAACGCACGATCTGCGGGCGTCATAGCAACACCGTGCTTTGCAGGACGACCGCGCTTGCGAGGCAACGGCATTTCCAGGGTGCCACGGTCTTTTTCGTCACGCATCACGTTATTCCTTATCCTTGGCGCGGGCGAACAGGAACATGTATAGGCGGAAAAGGCCAAAACCGAGGAGAGCAACAGCTTGAATGACAATGAGCTTTTGCGTGGTGTCCATGGTCAGGCCTGCTGATTTGATGGGTCTATATTATCGTGATGCGTCACTAAAGTCAACAATAGATTTGTGAACGCAGTTATTTTAGTGACGCGTAACAGAATCAGGCGCCATCGCCATGAAGAGGCACCTGCTTGGACTCGGGGAACGTCCCCATGGCGCGCTCGGCCTTGTCGATGACCACGCCAGGGACGGCCTGTGCGTGCGCATGGGCGGCATCCTGGGGCTGCTCCTGGGGGACGTAGGGCGCGGGCGGCGCCGATGGCGGCTTGTACGGGTTGTAGGGCGCACCGTTGAGGGCGACGGTGCGGCACTCGGGCTGCGAAAGATCGTACTTGGTCCCCTGCTCCGTCACGCACGTGCAGCTCGGGGCGCGAGTGTCGTTACGGGACGGCAGGCTCGACATGCAAAACAGCTGCGGCTGCACCGTGGGCGCGTTGGCGTCGTAGATAGGCGCGGTCCAGGGCATGGTGCCGAAACGGGGTCTGTGGGCCTCCGCGTACTCAAAGGGCGTAGGTGGGCGGGTTGGCGCCACGCCCCCGCCCTGCGCTGGCGCTCCAGGCAGTGCCGCGGCGCCTGCCGTTGTTGAAGTGCGCTGAGCCTCCAAATCCTGCATCTTCTCGGTATAGCGGTGCTTGAGGTAAAGCAGGCAAAGGAACACGAAGATGACGCCGACCAAGACCCAGCGCATCCACATGGGAAGGGTGCGCTTGGTGGTGATCAAAGTGGTGCTGGTGTAGTACTCGAACACGTATTTCGGCCGCACCCAATCGACGACATCGCCGCAGGGGCCGCCGACGTTGCCTTGGTACGCGGTCCAGCGCTTGAGCTTGGTCTTCGACTTCATGATGGAGGTCTGGCGCACGTGCACGTGTTCCTCGTAGAGGCCACGCAAAAACGGGTCCAGCTGCAGCCCTTGCTGCGCAATCAAGATGAAGTCGAACCCGCGGTGACGATGCCGTGCCATCGCTTCGACGTGGGGCGGCACCTTGGAGCCTGGATTGCGATTCGGGAAAACGGTGTAGCACTCGTCAAGGATGATCACCGAGCCGTCGGGGAGTTCCTCCCACTTCGTAGGGTCTTCAAGGAACGTCCACCCTGCCCGCTGATAGTCGAAATCCTTGATGCCATGCGCGTAGATCGAGCGGCCCTGCTTCTGGAACTGGAACGCCTTGTCGATCGCGTAAGCGGTCTTGCCGTGGCCGGGCTGGCCGGTGACCAGGTACATGCCCATATCACGCACTCCCCTTGATCTTGGACAGAACAGCGCGCTGGGTGAGCGATGCAGCGATGGCGGACAGGATGATGGTGACGGCAGCACCGATGCCGCTTGCATCCCAGTAGGCAACGCCGACAGCGCCAAGGCCCGGAAGCTGGGAGGCGATATACGCCTTCATCGCCGGCAAGGCGACCTCATGGGTCACCAGGCCAATGCCGAAGGCAAGCAAGATGCGGCCAACGATGCCGGGAAGGTATTGACGCAGGGCCTGCATCAGCATGGCAACAAGCGCGCCGATAATCATGGGCATATCAAGAACCTCCACGGGTGAGAATGAAAACGGCGACGCAGGACGCGACGATGATCAAGCCGGCTTTGAGCCTGGCCATGTAGTCGCACCACATGGGCGGCGGTGCGGCGAACGTGGAGCCGATGGCTCGCGAGACGGCGCCGGAACCGGCATTGCCGAAACCGATACAGGCGCCCCCACCGAAGCCGGAACGGTCGAGATCGTCGGTAGAAACGTGCTTGACGGTGAGGACATTGGTGTCGCTGGGATTGGCGCCAGCGCCGGGGTCCTGGCTCATGCCACCGACCTTGGTCCACTCAGGTTGGCCGGACTCGGGATTGGTGTTGCCCTTAGTGAGCAACTTCTCTGTGGCGCAGGCGGTGCGCCACTGCATCAACAGCTGGGAATACTCCATGGCATCGCATTTGTCGCCAGTGCAGACGGGAGGAGAGCCGCAAGCACCACCAGCGATGTTGACATTTCGCCTTGTATTGCAATCAATCCTCCACTGGATTCTAGCCTGGCCGCACATAACGGGATCGCCGCTGCAAGACGGTGGCGAGGCGCAGCTGTCACCGCCGGAGAACGATTTCTTGTCGTCGTCACCATCGTCGTCGGAATCTTCGTCGTCGGGATTGCCGTCGCCGTCCTTGTCGGGTTTGCAGGTGCCGTCTTTGCCTTGAGCTTGACCAGTGCTGCAAGCATCAGGCTTCTTGACGCAACTGCCATCGGGACCCTTTACCTGGCCTGCAGGACACTCATCATCCTTGGGCTTGCAGGTGGAGTCCTGCTGCTGGGTCATGCCTTCGGGTCAAGGTTCAGGAGCGCACTGACCGAGAGAATTCAAGGTCTTGCCGGTGGGACAGTCCTCCTTGGTTGGTTCGCAGACATTGAGGACGGCGTTCCAGTAGTAGCCGGAACCGCACTTGTCCTTGAAATCGGTGGTGCTGCACACGCTGCCGATAGCTTGCGACGTACTGGTGCCATCGGCGTTGGAAAACCACGCCATCTCGCAACCGCTGTCGCACGAAATGGAAGCCGATTTAGGCTTGAAGGTGGAAGTGATACCGGTCCTGGTGGTGCAGCTCTTGCTGGCGGGATAGCGGTACTCAGGATCGCCACCAGAACCGCTGAGCAGGAAGGTTTGGCAAGCGGCGGTGGCAGACGTGTTGCTGCCGTTGCCGTAGACGCGAACGGCATAGCAGGAATAAATAGGGTCCTGAGCAGCCTTGGCGCAGTTCGTGGTCACCTTGTACGTGGACTTGTCAGCATCGACGCGCGCAGCCACAGCGCTGGCATCCGACCTACACGCGGAGAAAGCGGCGCCCTGGTCAGCGAACGTGGCGGCGTGGGACTGCTGCGGGAACAGCAGAACGACGAAGAGAAGCGCAATCAGCTGTCGAGTGCGAGCCATACTGCCCCCAGGATCGCGATCATGACGAAGTAACCGGCGTAGGCCATATATCCCCCATTTCGTTATGCGTTACAAAAAGCAAGGGCGGGATACCCCCGCCCTGCCCTAACGCGTGTGGTGCACGGTCACTTGGCCAGGCGACGGCCCAGGCCGATCATGGCGACGACTGCGCAGGCGCCCAGGATGACGGCGCCACCGGCCAGCAAATCGGCCTTGTCGATGCCGGCAGTGAGAGCGTCGGCAACGGCGGTCCCGGCAGCAAACGCGGAACCGGACATGACGACGGCAGCGGCGGCAACAACGCCGGTGACGATCTTGACCGGGGCGAACTTGGTGATGCGGGAATTGCTCTTCATGGTGATGCTCTCTCAGTTGGTTGGGTGGGTTAAGCGAGTGAGATACGACGACCCTGCCGAATCATGAAACCGATGGCCCAGGCGCCGACGATGATTGCCGACACCGCAAGACCCTCGCCCGCGTCCAACGGCGGGGGGAAACTGGAACTGGACGCAGGACCGTAGAACGGGTGAGCGCACTGCCCTGTTGAGGCATCGAAATCCGATACCTTGCAGTGCAGGACAAGCACGGTTTCACCGTCCACGGGAACTCCTTACGGCGCCTTGTTAGCCAGAGACGGCGGCCCCTTCGGGGTCAGCGCGGTGAACTTGCTGAGCGACAACACGCCCTTGTTGACTTGAGCCATGGAACCGATGTCCAGATCGTAATCGCCGGCCGCGTAGGGCTTCTGACCTTCCTCCAGGCGGACATCAAACGGGTAGGCGAAACCACCGACCTCAAGCTTGGCTTTCTGCTTGCGCGTGGTGTAGCTGCGCTCTTTGCCGCTGTCGTCTTCGAACGTACCGCCGCGCTCGATCACCGCACCATCCAACACCGTTACCTTGATTGCGCTCATTGCTCTAACTCCGGTTTATGCCCGCGATTTCGGGCCATAGTTGCGCTGCATCACCCGTTGCCCACGCCGGCAGCTTGTTCGACGTGCAGGTATGAATGACGGCGTGCAGCGCCTC